CAGCCATATCCATAAGCGATAGAGGCTTGGCGGGATCAGGATTAGGATCGTAATCACCACCAAAACCGCTACCCACAGTACCTCCGTCAGCATATCCCTTTACCTGTCCGGCGTTGATCATCTTCAGCAACGAACGATGCTGAGCAGCTGGGCCCTTCTTGATAATTTCTTCACCGGGCGTAAGCAATGCCGGATGAGTGTCACTGTTACCCGCACCAGGCACAGTACCTCCGTCAGCATACAAAGCCACACCGAACCGAGCCTTAGCACTATTGCCATTGGGGTCACTAAGAGCAGTAGGCCAGTTAGTGACCTCGACTCGCTGAACTTCAGAAGTAGATGAGGTAGAACTGCTCAACGAGGACTTAGAAGATTTCGCACTACCGGGTGCAGCAAACGAAGAACTGGTATCATTCCAACCAAACTGATCACCGGGCTTAATTCCAGTACTTACCCCCGCACCCTTACCAGTAGTCAAGGCTCGATAAGCATGCTGCGTGAATTCCTTATTACGAGATCCTGCAGCCTTCCCGCCATATTGTCCGTTACCTCGATCGCCACCCATCTCAATATTGATCGAACCACCCTTGCCATCATACGCTGTGCCAGCGGTGTGGCCCCCCCCAATGGCGTTCGGATCATTGAACCATCCGATCTCATACGCCGGAATTCCTGGAGGAGCTTGCCCCAGAATGAATCCCCGTGTGGTAAGTGCTTCACCTTCATTGCCCGTAGCGAACCGTCCACCCTGAGTCGGATCACCGTAAGCAATCATGTTCGCCATACGTGCCTGCGCGCCTGAGCAATCAGTATTCCACGAACCATCCCAACCGCCCCACGTATAGATCGCCCCTTCAATACCTGCGGCCTTACCGGTCAATGCCTTGGTGTCGACAATGCCGCCCTGCGCCATCTGTGTGAGCTTCATGCCGAATCGCTTAGCAACGTCTGCGAGCAACGCCGTTGAGCGCGCACGCTTGTCCTCAGACAGCGGTATGTACGCCTCAGGTCCTGCCTCGCCCCACAGAATCGGCTTGTCAGTAACCTGTGCCTGACGATCATAGACACCGCCATCAGCCTGTGCATCCCCGTGCAAAGCTTTCAGGGCAGATTCTGGAATCGACTGAGTGAATGACACGTAGCCTTTAAGCGTAACTTCCTTACCGTCATTCTCCTTGATAAAGTCATCAATGCGAGTCTGACCGTCCGCAGTATCAGCTACAAGCTTAAAGTCCTTCGTGCCGGGAATGGCCTCAATCTTAATTCCTAATGCGGCGAATCTCGCTTGAGCCTCAGGCGAATCATCGGTGACCTTAATTGTCTTTCCGTCAGGAACCTGTACAACCTGATCACCCAACGCACGAAACATCTCCTGCGTTGCAACAGCCTCAGCGCCAGTCGCATTTACCTGATCTTTCAAATGTCCCAGACCAGTATTTGCTTTATCTGCCCCATCAGCCGCATGATTAAGAGTAGTAGAAAGACCTTCCATCTTACCTTGATAATCTGATGCCGCTCCACCTATCTTTTCGAACGCCTGTCCCATGCTCGACATGCCTGGGATCCACTTCACTACCGACCCGATGAATGAGACTGTATCACCGAAGCTCTTCAGAAATGGACCGAAGAATTCAGCTGATCCCTTGGCCATCAAAGCAAAAGCACGCAACGTTCCTGAAGCAAACGATAGCATTCCTTGAACACCAGTCAAGGCTACGTTCGCCAACTCAACAAAGAAGCCCGTAATCTCAGGCTTGTGTGCGGAAATCCAATTTCCGACTTTCTCAAGCTCAGGACCAAACGCATTAGCTAGTGAAAGCTCCACACCGTCCATTGAAGTTTCTATAGACCGCTTCGCACCTTCAATCGACGCTGCAGCATTATTACTCATCACATCGGCAGCATTCTTAGCAGCACCAGCTACATTACCAAGCTCAGTAGCGGCAGTTCCCAAGTTAGCCTTATTCAGGGCATCGCCAAGATCCTCAGCTTGTGTACCAAACAATGCAACCTCGGCCTGAGCCTTAGCAGCAGGATCCTGAATTGCACGAATCTTATCAAGCACTTCACCGAATGCATCGCGAGCAGAATTACCACCTTTGGCAAATCGCTCAGTCATCTCTTGAGCATTCAAGCCCAAAGTCTGAAAGCCCTTGGCAGTTGTATCTGATCCGTCAACAGCACGTATAGAGAATTCTTTCAAGGCATCAGCAGCGACGTCAGTATCTCGAGCACCACCCTTGACCATCTGCGACATCAAACCCATAGCATCACCAGCGGTCAATCCCAATTTCTTCCACTGGATAGAATACTCACTGATTGTATCCAACCAGTCTTCAGATGTATTCAATCCTGCCTGCTGACCCTTGACTATCACATCAAAAGCCTCTTGTGCATTCTTAGCAATACCAGTCTTAATCAACTGTCCAGCAGCACGAGAAGCAGCAGGAATGGCTTCACCCGTAATAGAAGCCACAGTCTGCAATCCATTAATAGTCTTAGTGATCTCCTGCTGTGTGGCATCACCCCCAAGAAGACCAGATTGCATAGCCTCCTTAGCAGCATCCATATTCTGACTAACAGATTCACCAAATACCTGAGTGTAAGAATCCGCAGATGCACGAGCGATGCGCGCCATGGTAGGTGCATCCACACCCAACTGTGCCTGTATCTTAGCCTGATCAGCTTGCTGCTCCATGCCGTCACCGATCGCCTTAGCGAGGACAGCACCGGCACCTAGACCAATCGCAGCTACAGCGGCAACAGCCATACCAATGGGACCGGCCTTAGTGCCCAGCGCCATGATTCTGGTCGAGAATCCTGCGAGGAACGATCCGCCACCCTCGCTACCCATTTCACCAAGTCGCTCAGCACCCTTATTCAGTCCTTCAGTAAGTTTCTCACCAGCCTGTTTACCTTTCTCACCCAAGCCTTCAATAAACTTACTAGACTCCTGCGTATCTTTCTTAAACTTATCAGGAACCTTAAGTCCTTGCTCAAGCTTAGTCCCAGTCTCCTTAGCCTTTACCCCAAGGCCGCCAACCTCAATCTCCGCTTTCTTGATATCACCCGTTAGTGCAGGACTAACTTTCATGGTCTGTAGCTTCTTGTCCGCACTTACCGTCGCGGTTTCAATAGCCTTAACCTTAGTTGTGATCGTCTGCACATCCAACGGCAACTTCGGACCCATCTTCATGGCCTGAAGTGTTTTATCTGTAGTCGTTGCCTGAGTCTGAAGAAGAGCAATAGTCTTTTCAGCGGTCTTCAGGTCAGCGACCATATTACCGCGCGTTTCCAACTGCGCATAGAGATCAGCTACTTTAACTGCCATCAGGATCTCCGTTCATCAAGGTAAGCACAGCGTCCAGGTCAATTAAAGAAGTGAACTGCGCGAGCTTCCAATGTGCCTCCGCTACGTCTGGTGTGGTAGCGAAGTACAGCAACGCTGTCCGACCTATGTGCATCAGATGTGACCATCCCACACCAGCCGTGATCAACGCATCCCAGGTCTCTCCCATGAGATGTTGCATTTCTGTAATCTCGTCGTTTCCTGAGAAACCTTTATCAAATACCAACAAACGCAGGCGCATAGATTCCTGTGCTGACGGTTCAGGTACACGCCATTTAGTACCATTCCATGGAAGATATAAATCCCCGTCGTAGAATTCGTCCAAGTCAGGTAGCCTGAACATCATCCTTCACTTTCTCTGCAAGCACACGATGAAGGCGGGTGCGTCGGTCACCTAGAATCCGAAGTACTCGAATTCGGAACCACCGCCAAGTTCTCTGTTCCATAATGCCTTCAAGGTCAATTCCCATATCCTGAAAATCAAGCTCAAGCACCATCCATTCATCGAGAATAGAAGGCCACTCAGCACGCAATGCAGGATTTTCTGAGTCACCCGCATCAGGTGCAACTGAGAAGTCATTGAACCATTCTCTAGTACCTATCTCCTCGTTCCATGGCCCGCCGCCCGGATCCCACGTGCCGTACGTCCCCGGGATGGAGAGGTCTTCGGTTTCTCTTCCCGAGGCAGTGGATTTCCCGGATCATCAATACCTCCGGAGGCATAAATTGCAGCCTTATCAGGACCCATAGCATAGTAGATTAAAGCCACACGTCCTGCAAATAATGCTTTGGTATAACCCACACCGTCAGCATTCATCTCGTCCCACACCGGGCCGAGTAGAGACATGATCTCAGCTGTTTCTTGTGCATCGTCCAACGTAGTAGTTGGATCAATGAACATACGCTGTATCCTTAACCCCGCGAGGGCATTAGGTTCAGCTACGTAGTATGTCTTTCCTTTAACGGTTATCGGACAACGCCCATCTAGAAACTCGTTAAGGTCAGCAAACACGGGATTCCTCCAACCCGTGAGGGCCAGAGCAAAAGGGAGGAACACTCTTGCTCTGGCCCATCACTGTTCTTGAGCTCGTTAGACGAGCGTATTGGCAACCGAAACAGTCGCACCCGAGGGCACGAGTGCAGTGCCATCCACGGTAACGCTGTTGGGCTTGTTGGCGGTATTCCAGGTGATCGTCCAAGGGGACGCAGACCCGGTCGCCACATCTGCCGCATCGCGATTGGCAACCAGCAGTGCGGTGAACGGCGAAGCGGTCTCGTTGTAAGGCACGGTGATCATCGTACCGTCCACATCAAGGATGAAGTGACCGCCAGTAGCAGTAGTGCCTCCCAGGGTGATGATCGACGAAATAACCTGATCCTCGACATTATCCTGATCCGCATCGACAGGCTTACTTGACAAGATGATAGGCTTACCGCGGCCTTTCATATCCACGGTATACTTCTGCAGGTCTGGAATGCCGCCGCCGACATCCTTCCAGCCACAACTGAAGTGATGCTCGATGTAGTCTGGCACCCCATCATTTCGCCAGTAACGCAGATGAACTTCATTGGCAATACCAACCTGGAAACGCTTACTACGCACATACGCAGCACCGGGATCTAGCGGTACAACTCCATCTACACCACGAACACCCTTGAATAGACCCTCAACTGCAATGTCCAACGAGGTGGCCGTAACCTGCTGCGACTTGAATCCACCCGAACCGATATCGGTGTCATCCTGCATAGTAGGATCAGCGGTGGGATCAAACTTCGAGATCCCGTACCACCAGGTCCATGTGGGCGTAGCAGAGTCGGGTGTGGTATCAACCTGCACCGAGTATTCAGCTGCGCGGAATGTGGACAGACCGCCGGAACTCGGCTGCTTTAGAATAGGAACAGTCATTTCCTTACCTTTCTAATCCCCTGGATTAAAGGTGATGCAGTACGAATCGGGGCGTTCGTATCTGTCTGAATCGTCCGGCGCAGATATGCCCCGAACCACGCGGCGCGACATAAGAACATGTGCACCACCTGACCATTCCTCCACCGGGTGGAAGTACGACCAGTGCAACTCAGCGAATACCGCATCCGCCAAGCGATCTACTACACGAGGGTCCTTTCCAGCCGCCCTAAAGCGTAGCTGCACATAGACCATCGGGTTGTAGTCATCGTCGGTCGTAGAATGATCATAGACGTTGACAGTGACCTGAGTATCAGGTTTGTCCATCATAATTCCATACCGACCGGCAGGCTTGTTGGGATTCTCGTTATACCCAAGCGACGGATTCCATTGAATCAAGTTCTTCTCAGCAAGGTGCGCTACTAGCCCAGCAAGCACCATACTGGTATCAACGGAAGTCGTCACGTCACCTGTCCTAACTGCTGTGCGAAGATCTGAGCAATTGCCGGGCCCGACGCATTTGCAGGCTTCTCGAGATATTTCGCAGAACGACCCGGCGCATGGTGATAGTCAAGTTCCTCATGCTGCACAACAGCATACGGTGAAGAATACCCGACAGTCACCGTATCACCGTCCTGTTGCACATGTCCTGCGCGTTGCAGATCTCCAGTTTCCAAAGGTACAATGCGCTGACTTTCCTGCAGGATGTGTTCACCCGCAAGCAATGCAGCTTTCTGAATAGCCTTTTCCATGGTCTGTGCATTGATGTGAATAGTAACCTGAACACTCATTCGAGAGTCACCTCCCAGTGCGTTGGCAATTCAAGTTCACCTACTTCGTGCTTAGTGCAGGTAATTACTTTTCCCACACGCCCGCCCAAGTTTGATGGGGCCGCAACAAGTGACTCGGTCGGAATAAAGTCGATTGTCGGCGGGAAGAATGCAGTAGCTTGGGCAATAACCTGGTCTCCCGTACTCGAACGCACCATCCGTTGTCCGCCGTCGTAGAAACCCTTAAGTACAACAGGCGAGTCGAACGTGTCCGTGTACCCAGATGAGCCGGTCTTCCGAGAGACCGAGATATCATGCTGCCACCATTCATCAAGTTCGTCTACCACAGTTCCACTCCCGACGAGGCCATGTTGATGTTTCGGAGAATTATGTAAGATCGGGAGCACAGAGATTTAGTAAGCTCCACACGCGCCTTGTCACGTTTCGACAATGTGCCCGGGTCTCTCATGATACGACCTGATCCGATCATGGTCTCGATCGGTGTAACCTTGACAGACGCAGCACCGCCATACAGATCAGCGAGCGTAACTCCAAGTTGTTGCCAAGTAATCACTTGAGTGACTGTCGCATCAAGCATAGCCTGCTTGATAAAGTCAGTCGTGGGTAGCGAATCTTTATCTGTAGGGTATAGATCATTCATCGTTGCCCGCCGCACGATGTCCGAGGCGAATTCGAGATAAGCAGTAGTGTCGTCAGAGACGGTACCGCCTGGAGCGGCGGCCACGTCATCGGTAGTGGCGTAAACAATCATCCTAGCCTCCAGTACTAGCGTCTATATGTGTCTCTGAGCGACTTGTACATGTTCGCGCGTGTGATCGTATGGTCACTCCAAACGGTGGGCGACAATCGCAGCGACCGCTGGCAGTTGCTTAAGATACCAGCGCGTGTGTTGACCATCGAACAAGTACCCGCGCGCATACGCAAGAGCCGACAGCCAATCATCAAGCTTGGCGTGTGGAAACAGCCCTTCATCCTTACCAGCAAGAATAGCAGCATACATTTCCTGACCCCAAGAGATTGGATCAACAAGTGAGAAGTGCCCGGACAGATCAGCGAAATCTCGTAGTGGAGAATTAGGTGGACAGCAACAAATCACATCACCTGGATTAGCGGTATCAAAGAATGGAACTTCTGGAAATTCACTATGCTGACCAGTAATGCCGAAGTAAGGAGAAAGAGAATCACCTGATGCACGAGACGGATTGCTGAACAGCACAATCGCTGCAAGATTAGTTAATCCTACTGCAGCGAGCGATGCGAGGTGAGCACCTCCCGAATAACCGACAAGGACAACTTTTTCTTTAGAACCTGAGATAACATTCTTCAGTGCTTGAGTACCTGCAGCAAGATTCTTATCATAAGCAGGACCATTCCACACCGGGACGGGGCCATAGTCGTTGGTCCAGTTGAAGTGATTTCCGAAGAAACGATTTGCCGGCAATGCATCCGTGAAGTATTTCAATGTACCGACTGTCTTCCCATCTATACTTCGCGCTTCCCCGATACCGGGAACGGTAACAACTCGATACATATCTTCTCCTCACGGAATCACAGCATTGATCGCCTTGATTAGGGCGGTAGTGCCTTCATAACTCGGATGCACCATGTCACAAGTCAGGTTAGTGTCTATATTCTGAGTGGTCTGTGAAGTTGCCGATGCGGACGGAACACGTAATGTAGAATCTGCGTCGATTACTCCCGCAATACCATAAGGCAATTGCGAAAGCCATTGATTGAATTGCTTTCTGACTTGCTCCTTAGTAGTTGTTGCACCTGCATAGGGAGTAAAGTTAACTGTGTAGATCGGAACTGTAGTACCAACTATTGCACGCAGATTAGTTAGGCAGCTTGCCCAGTAAGATTGGATATTAGCTAGTGTCGTAGCTGAAGCCATATCATTACAGCCAACAGCCAATACTGCTGCGTCGAAATGAGCGCTACCTGTGCTCTGTCGGACGTACTCGGTATGCGATGAACTCACCAATGTCTGTGCGAGAATCCCGTATAGCGAGTGGTTCTGTACCATGTAATCGCCACGTTGTGCAGCCCATTGATCCCAGGCCCTCTGATACCACGGTGTGGGTACAGCATCAATCGACGAGCCATTCAAGGCCCACGATGTTCCTTGCGTACCCTCGGGAATTGAGTCACCCAAGATCATGAGGGCTTTCTTGCGGTTAGTGGTATCATACTCAATCACTACATCAAGAGGAACCCAGTACGATGTACCACCCGAACTTGCGGTAGCTGGATTAACTGCAGACGTAACATCAGTCCAATACCAACATTGACCTATCCCAGTCTGCAGCGTCTGAGACGTCCCGTGACAAGCAATGGCGAGCAACCAATCCACACCATCCTGGGGTTGATCACCACCAGCAGTAATGTCAGGTGTGGTGTAATAAGTCGAGGTATTGTTGATAGTTCCTGATGTAACTACGGTTGTGGCTGTGCTGCCGAGAAAATTACCGGTAGGACCAACTACCCCCACCGCGGGCACTGTGGCTTGACCCACAATGATCTTATCAATGGTCAGCGAATTAGTACCACCAGCAGATGTTCCGCTGTTGTAATTCCTGATCTTGATTCGCCATGCCGTAGTGTTCGCGGGCAGGCGGAATGGAATGCGGAAGGATAGATTAGTGATGGACGCGAGAGTAGTTGCAGTGCCAGCGACAAATTTTGCAGTCTGGCCCCCCTGCCCGCCGTTACTGTGAGACAAAGTACGAGCTACAGAAGGATAATACCGTTTAGCGCCGGCAATACCATCTTCCATAACATTGAGGCGTGCAGCACTAATGGGTGAAGACGTAGCTGGCGAATCGGCCCACGTCTGTTGTGAATAAGCGCTCATTTACTACGCTCCTGGATAGCGGGACGTGGATGGATAAGTGGATGTAGAAGGATAAGGCGTGCCCGTGGATACAGGCACCTGTGCCGTTGCTGTAGCTGTCGCAGTAGGCAATGTCACTGCAGCGCCACCGCCAACGACAGGAACAATCGCAGCAGCAGTAGCAATAGCCTTTGGGATGGTATCTGAAGCACCTGCAGTAATCGTAGGAAGCTGTGCACTAGCGGCAGATGTAGTGGCTACCGGCATCGTGACTGAAGCGCCCGCGATAGTAGTAGGTACAAGTGCCTCACAGACAGCTGTAGCAACTGGCAAGGCCACATCGACTGTCACCGTTACTGTTGGGATCCATGCATCAGCAGATGCTTGAGCACGGGGGATAGTACCCGCGACCAAAGCTTCAGTATCAGGCACATTTCCGAATGCAGTGGCTGTTGCAAGCGGCAAAGTGATATTGACACCCGCAGTAACCGTTGGCAT